GCCTGAATCTTTTGTTAACCAGGCAACAGGACGATGTTCAGTAGATGGATCTAAATACTGGTTCAACTGTAACCCAGATGGGCCGTATCACTGGTTTAAAACTAACTGGATTGATCGTGCAGATGAAAAGAAACTTGTCTATCTACATTTCACAATGGACGACAATCTGAGTCTATCTGAGCGAATTAAAGCAAGATATCGGGCGATGTATACCGGAGTGTTTTACAAGCGCTATATCCTAGGTCTGTGGGCCGTAGCCGAGGGAATTATTTACGATATGTTCAATACAGAAAAGCATGTTGTAAAAGACCAGCAATCAGTAGTAGGCAGTAAATACGTCAGTGTCGATTATGGTACACAGAATGCGACAGTATATCTTCTGTGGGAAAAGAATCACAAGGGACAGTGGGTTGCTACAAAGGAATATTACTATTCTGGCCGAGATGAGACTACGCAGAAGACAGATGGAGAATATGCGGATGACATGGAAGAGTTCCTGGAAGGAATCAATGTTGAATCGATCATTGTCGATCCGGCAGCAGCATCCTTTATCGCAGAGCTTAAGAAAAGAGGATTCAAGGTTAAGAAAGCAAAGAATGATGTACTTGATGGTATTCGATTTGTAGGAAATCTGTTAAATCTAGGTGTATTACTGTTCTCTGAATGTTGTAAAGAAACAATCAAAGAGTTTGGTTCTTATATCTGGGATGATAAGGCATTGGAACGTGGGGAAGATAAACCAGTGAAGCAGCATGATCATTGCATGGATGCGGTAAGATATTTTGCTTACACGATCGTAAGACGTGAACGAAAATGGAGTTGATTAAATGATAAAAGAAATTATTGAGCGAATAAGGCAGGTGATAAGAAAAATGCTTGGAAAAGAAAATATCAGAGATGCGATCGGAGTTGATGTTGCCGTATCGGACAAGATGGCAAGAGAAATTGATCTCTGGTCGAAGATGTATAAAAATCAACCGCCTTGGAAAAGAAAAGAGCTGAAGCTTTGTGGGTTACCTGCAGCTATTGCTGGAGAATTTGCAAGGCTTGTCACACTGGAATTAAAAACAGAGATCACAGGGAATAAGTTTCTCAACGATGAATACCAAACTGTGATTGATAATATACGAACCTATACGGAATATGCCTGTGCAAAGGGTGGACTTGCAATGAAGCCTTATGTTTCTGACGGACACATTGAAGTTGACATGGTCCAAGCTGATCACTTTTTTCCGACAAAATTTAATTCCAGAGGGGAAGTTATTGCAGCGGTTTTTATGGAAACCGTAACGATCGGGAAACAGGTATATACAAGACTGGAATATCATCAACACGATGAGAACACGACATATCATATTATGAATAAGGCTTTTGTAAGGCAGGATCTAGATAATGTTGAGGTATTGGGAAAAGAAGTACCGCTTAGTGCTGTACCGGAGTGGGCCAATCTTGAAGAAGCAGTGACAATCTTACACGTGAAGAAGCCATTATTTGCA